GACTGCCTTTTGGTAATATTAGAAATTTCTTAGAGACTACACCAACTTTTGGGGTAAATGAAATATTTAATATTGCTTTAGCAGCAGTATAACTATTTGGTACATATCCTAATAATTTGGCATTTGAAACTACACTTGAGCGCAATTGAGCAGTGTCCAAAAATGTTTCGTTAATACTCATGTGTGCCAACATTGCATTAAAATGAGTGTTATACGATAATACGTCTAAAAGAGTGTTTAACCCAGAACCTTCAAAATTCCAATCTTTAAATGGAGAATTTTCACGTTTAAAGTATGATATTAAATTAGACTTTATTGTATTAAAATCTAATTCTGAAACATTAATTGATCTTTCTATAATTGACATCTTATCTTAATCTTTCTATAAAAAATACGGTTTGTTCGGCTACATCATAAGATGTTTCGTATGTTATTATTATTCTATATGCATTTCTGTCAGATTCATCTTCAATAGTGACATCAAATTTATTGACTCGTGGTTCATGATCTCGTATTATACGAGTAATTGTATCCTTTAAGTTTAAACGAGTAAATAGCGTGTTTGGTTCAAACAACAGACGTCTAATGTCTGACATGAAATATGGTTTAAAGGGCCGACTATAAACATATGAAAAAATTAAATTTTTTAAAGAATTTTTTACAGCATCAGTATCTGTGACGGGCACAATATCCTTTAAAACAGGATGAATTCTAAATGATAAGTCTAAATCACTATAGAGTTGCTCTCGCGCTACGTTTGAAGACGTAGGTTGATAGTTATAGTCTGAGAGTCCCGCCATATTGTTATTATTTATAATAAAAATTAGGCGACATTATTTGAACTACTTGATTTTGCGGAGCGAACGAGTTCGGCTTCCTTTTCTCTTCGCTTTAAAAGACCTGTAAGGTTTGTATTTGCCCATATTCGTTTCATGGCAATAAGTTGATCAGCAATATATTCATAAATGTCTGTGACCTTAGTTTGCCCTAGGAGTGCAGCACGTATACGTCCCATCTCTTCGCGATTTTTACCAGAAGTTGATGGACCACGGTTGAACACCAATGAGACAAGTGAACCAAATGCATCAGGATGCAATTTATCGGAACCTGGAAATGCTCGTATACATTCAGCCTTGAACCTTGGCAGCGTTTTCTTTACAAATACAGCTTTTGCTGCTTCCCATGGAATTGTAATATCATTTACATCTAGCACTGCATTACGTGCAGATGAGCCTTTTATACCAGCACAACTAGCAAGGCGGTCAATATCTCCATCTGATATAATTCCTGACCAATCAGCTTTAAGAGATGCCGCCGTATTATAGCCAATGTCATATCCTATACCAATCGTAACACCACTGGCTCCACCTGGCCACGTTGGTTTACTATACCTATTATTGTATGCCGCTTCTCCACCTACTTCATAATATATTATAAGATCAAATGAAGTTTTTGATAGCCCACAATAATCTTGGTTTCCTGTAGTAGGATATTTAGGTGACTCTCCTTGAGGAGTAGGGTTATAAAATGAGCCAATCGATTCTGCATCACTCGTAACACATGTATCTATTGTAGACGTTCTTCGTTTAAAATCACTAACTATTTCGGCATTCCAGTTATTACCATTTTTTTGTAATTCTGTCGCTACATTTTGTTGATATTTTGTTCGTAGTGCCGTCAATTGAGTAAGGTCTGATGTTTTTTTAACGTCATCATGATAACTATATGCCAATACATTTACAAGCGTTAACATTTCATTATATTGATTGAGAGCATTTTTATCACCGGCTGCTCTCAATTTTTCTAAATATTGTTCATCTTTAACTGTGCCCTCTCGTATCTTAAATAACAATGCATTATAGTCACCCTTTGCAGTACGATCCAAATTATCAGTCACTACGTTTCCTAACCGCTTTACTGCCTTTGGTATTTCGGTAAGTGGTAATTTTTTAGCGCCCCCAAATATCGAGTCAAGTGAAAGTTCGGCATTACAGAGATCGAGGGCATTTAAATCATTTAGCACGCCGTCTAAACCTGGCACACCTGGAAATTTTGATTTTATATCATCAATTTTATCTAGCAAACTTTGACCTTCTAATATTTTAGCATTTGCAAGCATCATGAGTAATGTTTCAGGATCCTTTAACATTTCAATCAATTGCATCAAGGTCTCATATTGCTTTTGTATTCTTTGAATAATTTCAAGTATTTGAGCAATATCAAGCGCTGTACCGGTTATTGGTAGACTGCTTAGATATGCTATTCCCTTTTTTATAGCAATAGTTGCAAGTGCAGCAGGTATATTTTTTGCACAATTTGCCAGTTGTGTGACCTGTTGAACTGCCTTCATATCAGAAACGTCAAGCACCTCTAACATTGTTTGGTCATATGTACCCTGAACTTCAAGAATAGACTGACCAGTTTTGGCGCTTATAATTTCTACCTTTTCTAGGTATTTTTCAGTATCCTCTAGAGCGGTACTTTTTTCTGGATTTGTCTCTGTAGTTTCCTCTGGCATAAATTTATATTAACATGGATTTGGAGCAAGAGTTAATGAAGCTCCTACTACCGAAACATTGCCTCCCCCGATAACTGCAACATTAGCTCCTCCGGCTATCATTATACTTGCTGCAGTTTGCATTATAGTCGCTCCAGTATTGATAAGAGCGCCACCTGCCGAGTTTGTCAAGGCGCCACCTGCATTATTGAGTAAGGCGCCGGCGGCAGAGTTTGTCAATGCACCACCCGCAGTATTTGTTAACGCCCCTGTTGCTGAGTTTGTCAATGCACCACCCGCAGTATTTGTTAACGCCCCTACTGCAGTACTTGTAATTGCTCCGCCTGCATTATTAACAATAGCTCCTGCTGAAGTATTTGTAACTACATTTCCGTATGTGTTAAGAAATCCAGTCGTAGTGAGTCCTAAACTTGTTCCTGCTCCAATGGTCATTGCAAGCGGTGTTGTCATAATCATTCCTGTTATTGCCGTAGCAGAAAATTTACCATAGGTAATAAGATTTGATGACCCAAGTGATGTTGTATTATTTTGTCCTCCAACAGTGGTATCACACGTGCCAATAACCATTGTCTCCGAGTCACCATTGCAAGACACATTGTCATTGCCATGAATTACTAGTTTACGCCCATTACCAATATTTGTCGCCTGTTCGCCGACAATTTCAGACATATCATTGCCGCCAACCTTTGTTCGTTTTGTGCCTGTAATTGTTTCAGTATAATTGCCATCTACGCGTAGGTTATAGTCTCCTGAAACTGTGGTATTACAGTTTCCATTTACGGTTATATTTACGTCTCCACTTATAATAATGCTATCTTCTCCAAGGATTGTTGTATAACGGTCTCCATGCACAACTACAGTTTGGTCGCCACTCGCGTTAATCTCGTGATATGTTCCCGACTTGTGGCCAGTATAGATTCTTTCATTGCCGAGTGTATCATCAACTTCAAATATATGTCCTGAGCGCGTTTCAACGACATTATTAAAAGGATAGACACTCGTGTCAGGAGATGATGGAGGAGCCCAACTATTACCATATTTTGTAGCACCCGATGCACTACTCCCGTCGCCGTTGTTTCCTAATAGAGATGAAAGATCTAAAGCCATACTATACTATATATCTTATATTTTCCACGAAATTACTGCCTTTGCTCCGCGCACAGATTTTGTTTTTTCAAACACTCCTTGTTTACCATCACCTGCTCCTGAACTAGTATTACCATCAATCGCTAAGTAACGACCGCTTGCATCTGAATCGCCAGATGCAAGGCCGACATGACCATATCCACCTCCGTGTGACCATACAATAATATCTCCTGCTTTGACACCACCTGTAGGGTTTACTATAAGGTTTACTATATCTAAATTCTTTTTTGCCCAAGTTAAGAAATATTGAGAACTGGCTGTTTTAGGAAGTTTACTTGTATCTAGACCAGCTTTAAATAACACCCAAGATACAAATGCTGCACAATAAGGAAGAGGGGGTTTTCCACTGCCAAGATGATTCCAGTATTCTCTAATTCCAGGCGCATCATTTTTACCGCCGCGCACCCCAGCACTAGCATCACTGCCAGAAGATCCGGTGCCAGCCTCAACAACGCGCCCTGCTTGACTTTTAGCAACTGCAACTATTTTTGATCTCAAACTACCATCTAGAGGAACCGATGGAGGTGCATTTTCAAATGATGATAGGTTACTTTCAACTACGCTGTCTGCTACGCCAACACCGGCAATATTTAATGATGCATTATTTTTTGCATAGAAGCTTCGACTAAATGCATTTTGAGATGTGGTTGATGAGTCTGGAAGGTCAGCGCCTGTACGCAATGGATATGTTCCATGTGGGTCGCTAAATCCAAAGAGTGAAGCAGCGGTTGGTATTAGGTTTAATGACTCTCCACTTGAATAAAAACTTGGAGTAACGTCAACGTTTTGGCTGTATCCAATTTCATAACCTTTTTCAGTAGATATACTGCCTATTACGATTGGATCTTGCAAGTCATCCTCATCTCTAAAAAATCCAAGCACCCAAGAACCGGCAACAAGTCCAGTTGGGCTTTGCCCTATTCCAGAGACGCCTGCACTCGTGACAGGCATAATGCATGTTGCCCATGGTAGTTTTTCGGTAGGCAATTCACTGATATTACCATTATGATAATTCATGCACCGAACACGCACTCTCCCCTGTTGAAGTGGATCGTTTACGTCTTCTACAATTCCAGTAAACCAATTTTTAATATTCATATGTCATTAAATACTTTTAAACGCGTATGATACAGTCCTTCTTTAAATGTATGAACCGCTACTCCAATTGTATAGATTCCAGATAACGCTTCATCCTTATTTTCCTCGGTATAACTACCGCCAACTGCTTCGCTTTCAGCCTTACGTTTAGGATTGAACATTCGTCCAATTTGCATATCTAACTTTCGTCCAGAATTAAGATGCATATCTCCATTGACTTCTATTTCTTGGTTTCGTGATTCTAGACGTGAAACTAATGACTGTTGTAAAATTAAGTTATCAATTACATCGTCGGCTGATAACGAATTTGGCGTGGCAGTATTTGCTTCTGCATTTTTAATATTAGCATTTGTATATGTATCTAATGTCTTTTCAGTCTTCTTGCCATCTGAATTGTTGTCATTTAAAAATACTATACTTTTAATGTATGATGTTAGCGGATTTAGTTTACTTGTAATTTTTTTAGCGACAGATTCTACATAATTTAATGTCCTTTCAGTAGTAGTTTTTTTAGTAATGTTAGTAAGTTGCAGTTTTGTCGAAAACCCCCCTCCTAAAGCTTGGGCCAATTTATCCATCTTAATAACAGACTTTAAATTATAGATTCTATTGCTCGACTCACTGGCAGAACTTGCTGCACTATTTTTTAAATGAGGCAAATATTTGTAAATGCGATATGGTTTCTCTTCAATAATTTTTGTCCAACCATGTATATGAATCTTATTATGTCGTAGTGGACGATATACAAAAAACGGAGATGATATGTCATCATATAATTTTGAGCGCAACCACTCAACTGCTTTTAGCGGTGATTGAATGGTAATAATTCCATCAAATGCAGTTATGGGGTCTCCTATAACCTCTATTGTTTCGTCTGTTTTTGAATTGCCTAAGTACAAATCATTTTTAAAGATATGCTTTATATTATCTACAACTGGACCAGAGATTGCACGACTGATGCGAGTTAATGCACTTAAGTATGCATAGGTAGGAATACATATTATATTATACTCTTGAGCACTCTGAGAGTTGATATCTTTTTGATAGTTGGGATATTCTTTTACTGCAAATGTATATTCATATGTCTCTGTTCGCAATGAATTTGCCACCTGTTCTTTAGATGACGACACTGCTGTGTTAGACGGAACAAGAGATTTAATTTCTAGTTTGAGAACAATTTTTTCTTGACCACTCAATTTCATAAACTCGAAAAAGTTTATGTCATCATATATTCGTATATTTAAAACATTAATTGGACTGAATAACTCTTCAGTAATCGAGAAATCTTTAACAATTGGCAATATGCTTTTTGTTACATCTTCAGAATT